GCGTCCATCTGCTCTCGGGGGATGGAGTTGAGCAGGCCGCTCTCGCCCTCAAAACACACGCCAAGCAGATCGCCGTAGGTCGGCGCTGAGACCAGCCACCGCGTGCCAGGCTGCAAGCAGGCCCAGCTCCCGAGCACCTCAGCCGCCGTGCGGGTCTTACCGGCGCCACGACCAGCAAGGAGCAGCCAGATCGTCCAGTCACCGCCAGGCGGGATCTGGTGCGGCAGGCGCTTGGCGAACCACGACGCCTGCCACTCAAAGATCTGGCGCTCATGCGCCGGCATGGCGCTCCAGATCGCCTGAGCCCGGCTAGTGTCGTCCACTGCCCTGCGCCTTCTCAAGCATCGCCAGCATCACCGTCAGACCCTCGCTCGGGCCGTTGTTGTGCTCAATCTTGGCGTCGAGCTCCAGCTTGTCGCCGTACTTTCGGGGCGCGGTCTTCGCCGCGTGCCACTTGCGTGCGTCTATGCGGTTGCGTGCTCTTTGAGGGTCCGTCTCGGTGTCCGAGATGTCGACGATCTGCGCCGCGAAGGTGTCCTGCTGATCCTCGCGTGCGCGCGCGTAGGCCTCACTGAAAGCGGGCTGTGATCTCAACCACCCATAAACGGCGTTCAAGCTCGGCATATCATCGTCGGAACAGATCGACGTAATCGTGCGCCCCTCGGCGAGAGCCTTGCAAATACGCTCAGCTACAGCGACGCTGTACGTGCTCTTGACCCCGTTCTTCTGCAACAGTTCAGGCGGTTTCTTTTTAGTCATTCGGCCTCCAACTTAACTTAACGCCCAGACGCGGGCGGAGGATGGGGGGGGATCACGCCCGCGTCTGGACTATAGCACCGGGATGGGACGGTGCTATTCCCGTGACTGTAACACAAAACGACCGAGCGGCGTATCGGAGAGCTGACCGAGGTAGAGCTCAATCATAGCACGCTCCGCCTCACGCTCTTCGGCGCTCTTCTTACGCATTGCGATCACCTTGCGGATGATCTTGGTGTCGAAACCGTTGCCCTTGGCCTCAAGGTAGATCTGCTTGATGTCCTCAGCAACGGCCGCCTTCTCGACCTCCATCCGCTCGATCCGCTCAATCACCGACTGAAGCTGGTTGTTCGTTGTGTCTGTCATGTTGGTCTCCATTGATTGCATCGAGGATGTACTGAGCTTGGTCGAGGCAATATTCGCACAGCGTCGAGCACACCGGCGAGCCGGTATACGAGCAGAGCGCTGTTGCGATTGTTTCGACCATTTCCCATCCTCTGGAGCGAACCTAACAGCACCAGAAAAAAAAATCAAAAAAAGTTATCAGCCCACTTGCATCCAGAAATAAGTTCCTGTAAGGTCAATTCATCGGCCCAGACCAACCAGACCAGCGGAGACCAACATGACCCAGACCCTGACGCAGACCGAAATCCAGACCCTCGCCGCCGTCTACACCGACGCCATCAAAGATGCGGTGACGACCGATGAGTGGAACGAAATCGTGAGGCGCAATGAGACTGAGCACAACGGCGCCTTCGACGCCACGCACGACTATGTTGACGCCAACCATTACATCTTAGCCGCTTATGAGCATTTCACCGGTAAGGAGCCATCTATGGATGACGCCAACATGGTGGAGCTAACATCAGCCGTCGATTACGCCCTCAAACATTTCTTCAAAAAAGTTTGAGAGAGTGCTTGCACCCAGAAATAAGTTCCACTAAGGTCAATTCATCGGCCCAGACCAACCAACCAGACCAACGGAGACCACCATGTTTGTAGAAATCCACGAATACCTCGCAGCCCGCAAAACCAACACCATGGCCCTTGCCGACCGTTACGCTTTCATCAAGTCAGAGATCGAAGCCTTGGGCAAGGAACTTGAGAAAGTCCGTTTTGAGATCAAACAGACCGGCGTTGAGCGCCTCGTCGGCGAGCGCGCGATCGTCGAAGTCGCCCTGTCGGAGCGTTCTACGCTCGACACTAAGGCGGCGAAAGAGTTCTTGACCGCCGACCAGATCGCGCTCTGCACCAAGGTGACGCTGGTCGAGACCCTCCGCATCAAGCCGAACTTGACTGTGGTTTCGATCTAACTAGAAAAAGTTTCTGGATGTAACATTTTCCTGTTGCATCCAGAAATAAGTTCCACTAAGGTCAATTCATCGGCCCAGACCAACCAACGGAGACCAACATGTTCAACCCCGACACCAAAGACGCTGCCCTCGCCCCCTGCATGTACGTCATCGACGAGATCACATTCCCCGACTTCCTGCCGGGCGTTGTGTTCTCTGAGGTTGCGCTGTCGCTGGAGATCTCCTGCGGCGACGTCTACATCGACAGCATTTGCTTCTCCGAAGGCCGCAATTTCAAAATCTTCAAAGCTGGCGATTGGATGTTCGATAACTTCACCAAGGCTTTGTACGACAAACCAAGATTGAACTCCTACCTCATCGACGCCTGCAAGGAGGCAGCAGAATGAAACCCATGATCACAATCATCAAAGTTACCGACGACGTGTCCCCTTCGGGGGACGTGTCTTACGCCTTCCTCGACGCCTTTGAGGCTGCGATCTTCGCCCACGAGGCAGCAGAAGCTGGCCGCAAGGTTCTTGAGCGCAGCCACATGCCGCTGCACACATCAGACACAGCATTGGAGGACATGAAATGAACAACCCAGTCCAGATCAAACGCGAAGACGACGGCACCATGACCTTGACCTATTTCGGTAAGGTCGTCGGCTGGATCAGGAAAGATCAGGGTCTGCGCCTGTGGCGCGCAATGACCGTGCATGGCGACATCCTGCACCGCGCTAGCCTCGACAGCGCACGCGCTGCCCTCATGCAGGCGTACCACTAATGGACACGGAAAGACTCGCCCAGATCATGGAAGACCACGAAATCCGGCATCGCGACCTTGCCCTCATTGCGGGGCGCACCGAGCGCGCCGTCTCAATGTGGGTCAATGGACACCGACCCGTCCCAAGGGCTGTGGCGTTCGTGCTGCTGGCCTTGGATCACGACAAAATCTCGCCTGAATGGCTGGCCTATCACCTCCGCAAGATGAAGGCGGAGTCCTGAAGCCTCCCAGAGCGCCTTAGAAGCCCCTCCAACGCCCGCTGGTACATACCCAGCGGGCGTTGTCGCGTCGGGCTTCCTTGACCCCTCTGGCGCGATCCTACGGGCCATTAGAACGGCACAGGGTCGTCAATCGGCGCCTTGCTGTCAGGAATAGCGTCTAGCGGATCCTTGATGCGGGTGCGAACGCGCTCGACCGTCGCGCCCGGAAATGTCTGGTGGATCTTCGCCAGCGCAGGGAACCCATGGATCAGGTGGCCGATCTCGTCGAGCGTGTAGACGTCGACGAACCTACCGTCGGGCCGCACCTTGCGGGCGTCGTGCTCAGTCCTGACCAGCGCCACCGTGCGGCCATCCTCCAACGCCAGCTCCCACACCTCAGCCACACGCTCGGGCTTGCCCGCTGCTGTCGCCGCCTTGTCGAGCGCACGCCATGCAGCGCACATCCGTTTGCCCTCCCGGATCACGTCTTGCAGATCGCCATGCCAGGTCGCCCGGTTGAGCAGGTAACGCTGCCTGTCGAACTTCGAACGCAGTTCCACCGGGACGAGCAACCTCAGCCGATCAACCCCCCACTTGGTTTCCATCTCGATCGCCAAGAGATCAACATCGTCGATCTCCGCCTGGCCGCTGATGTACGTGCCAATGGTAGCGTGCCACGACGGCACCGAGGGCCATAGCGTCGCTACGCCAAAATCGCTGTTCGCCGCCGGTTCCTCTTTTTGCTTGTACTTAGCCATTTGGACTTCCTTCTGAGTTGGTTGGGGGCTGCGCCCCAACCTATACGAAGTATAGGGGGTAAACCTCCGCAAACCTCCGCAAGTGATTTCAGTATGTTACGCGAAGACCTCCGCAACCTCCGCAAATACCTCCGCATAACGATTTCAGTAGGTTACGCATCGACCTCCGCAACCTCCGCACAACCTCCGCAAGGTTTTTCGGCGTCTAAATAGGCACCTATGACTTCTGCTGCCAACGGCGGGACGATTGCGTTTCCGTAGGCGCGCAGCATGCCTACTCGATTAATCGCGGCATGGGCGTCAAGCACGGCTTTCCCAAACGCTTGTGCATCGCATGCCAATAGGAGTGACAGTTCGTGCAAAGGGTTTGCAGATTGGACGCGCTGTTGTCCATCGGATTGCCATTGAGATGGTGGACACACAAATCCACCGTCCATCCGCATGATGTGCATTGCCCCTGCAACTGTGTCTTTGCCCGCTTTCTTGACGCTGCTACTGTCGGCGCCTCGGTTGCATGTTGTCGCTTGACTGAGCATGAAATCGAACAAAACTTGCGGCGCATATAGTTTGCCACACACTCCAGTTGATTGTCCTTCCCCACTCGCTTCCTTGTAAAGATGCTCCCGCACCATTCGCAGGATTTCGCTGGGGTCTGCTTGGCTTCTCTCGGCATGATCATCTATCCTCTTTGATGCTACTTTGCAGATGGATAGCACATTTGCCAAGCAATCGGAAACCCCATGAGCCAGCAGGGGAATGCCGGGTTGAGCGCGCCTCGATTTGCCGTCGGCTCCGGTGAGCCAGATGGCGTCGGACCAGAAGCTGTTTGCTGGGCGACGCCCGGCAGCTTCATGAATATCTCCCGAGTTCCGTCCGGCTTCATCTTGCCGTAGCAGTGCGTCGATCCCGTCGCGTCGTTCGTGATCGGCGTCGGCCATGTGGCTGCGACCTGACGTGGCAACTGGTCGAGCCTCACCCTCCCATCTGGACCCTCCGTCGCCATGCCGGAGCTGTCCTTCCAGTCGCGCGTGGTTGGCGTCACCCAAGTCGCTTGCGACCCAGTAGAGGCGGGATCTGATATGGGGGGCGTCCACCGCGCAAGCCGGGATATCAACGCCCCGGCAGGCGTATTTTTCCGCCTCCAAATCAGCTCGCACTCCGTCGAGCCAACCGTAGCCAGCCGCTCCCGCAACCTGCTCTCCCATGACGACAGGGGGCCGAACGGCACCGATGAGACAAAAGAAGTGCGGCCACAGGTGCCTCGGATCGTCGATACCTGCTCCTTTGCCCGCGACGGAGAACGGTTGGCACGGGCAGGAGCCGGTCCAGATCGGCCTGTCGTCGGGCCATCCGGCAAGACGCAGGGCGTGGCTCCAGCCGCCGATGCCTGCGAAAAAATGGCACTGGGTGAAGCCTGCCAGATCAGTAGGTCGAACATTGATAATTGACCGTTCGTCGACTTCGCCATCTGCTATGTGCCCCGCTTTAATGAGGTTGCGCAGCCATTGCGCGGCGTAGGGTTCGATCTCGTTGTAGTAGGCGGCCATGTTGGTCTCTTTCATTTGCCGGTAGGTATTTCAGTCGATGCTGCCCGTAACCCGAAGACCCTGCATCTTGGTGTTCCTGTCGCACATCTCATAGCTGAGGACGCCGTTCTGAAGCCAAGTTTGGATCATCAGATCGGCTGTCTTCTCGACGATGTCGAACTGCTGCTTGATGATCGACGAGGCATAGCGACCCTGCTTGCGGGACTGTGGCATTGACGACCAGGGCTTGCCGATGTTCCACGCCGAGCCGATCGCCTCAAGGATCTTGCGGCATGTCGCCTTGTCTGGCCACGCACCCTTGTCTCTGGTCGGCTCGTCGCAGGCACGGGCAAATAAGCTGGTGGTGCCCTTGATGTCGCCGACCGATTGCTCAATCATCTCAAACGCCTGCTTCCATCCGTCCTGCGCCGCCTTGATCTTGCGCGCCGTCAGATAGCCGATCTTCTCGCCCTGCTCACGCTCAATCAGCAGCAGGAAGTCACCGGCGCCGTCGAAGACGCTGGAGCCACGCAGGTTGCCCGCACGGCTAGTGTGGTGGACGCCGGTGACCGTGGCGCTGAATATCTCGCGCAGGGCGTCACAGGCACGGATGAACAGGGTCATGTCCTTTTGTAAGTTCTCGTCCGCCCCTGGCAGCACTCTGGAGACGGTGTCGACGTAGACCGCGACAGGGAACTCGCCCGTCTGGTCCACGATCGTCTGAACCGTGCGGATCAGCTTCTCGACGTCCTTCTCATCCATGAAGTTGATGGACTGCCGGATCAGGTAGAACGGCGCCTCGTCAGCCTTCACCCCGAGCGCCATCTCCCAAGCCCGCAGGCGGAACTTCATATCGCCGACGCCTTCAGACGAGATGTAGATCACGGGGCCGCTGCGATTGATCTTGCGGTTCCACCAATGGTCAAGGCCGCAGGCGATCGACAACGCCTGCCCGATCGCAATGAACGACTTACCGCACCCCGGCGCACCGAAGATAAACCCCAAGGCGTTCTCAATCATGATCGTCTCGACCAGCCATGTCGGGTCCGGCAGCGTTTTGATGCCCTTCACGTCAAGGATCTCGAAGACGTTGAGATCTGCGCCGAACTCAGCCTCTGCATCACTATTAACATCTGATCCCCCGTCCTCCCCGTTCTCCCCGTACCTC